TATGGATGTGAGCAACATTGAATGTGAAGAGATATAGGAGGTGTATGGATGAAATATTCAAGAGGTGAAGCAAAATTCTTATTGGAGAACTACAACAACCTTAAATTTGAGTGTAACGACTTTCTTTTGAATACATATCAACCTGGAGATAAAAGTGAGGTTAGTAGTCAAAAGACAGGGAGAGAAAATGAAAGAAATCTAGTTAAAAAGCTTGACGATAAGCAATATCAAGAGAATAAAAGAATTTTAAAGTGTATTGACAAATATATGAAAAGTCTCGATGTAGAGACTTATAGAATAGTATATGCTAAGTATTTCAACAGAATGAAGAATTATGATATAGCAACCAAATATCATATGCATATTTCAACAGTTAAAAGGAAATTAAGTACTCAGTTAGATGTATTTTTAAAATTAATTAATACTGACTAATGTTGAGCCTTTTGAGCCTAAAAAACGTGGTATAATGGTAATATATGAAATTTAGGTAGAGTAACCAACTGAGTCCCTTGCATTATTAATATTTACAGTGAATTTAAAAATGAAACGAACTCTACCTATATTTCCTATCATATAGATCTTTCTTAACAATACTTAATATAAGAGATGGAATAAGCCCCGTCTCTTTTTATTTTACCCTAATAATGAAATATACCCCCTCCTTTAATATATAGAGCCTATATACTATATATACCCTATATAAGGGGGTAGGTAAGGAGAATACCGTGAGGTTAGATAAGACCGGTACACACCGCACCGCATTTGATAAGAACAAGCAGAGACTACTCAAGACACAGAACTATTGTGGAATATGTGGTCAACAAGTGGATAAGTCTATTAAATACCCCGACCCTTTAAGCCCAGTGATTGACCACATCATTCCAGTTGCTAAAGGTGGTCATCCTTCTGATCTAGCTAACTTACAGTTGGCACACTTCCATTGCAACAGACAGAAGTCAGATAAACTGTTCAGTAAAGGTCAAGAGGTTAAAGAGGATGTAATAGGCAACAGAAACTTGCCAAAACTGTTAGATTGGATGAATTACAAAGAAAAATAACAAAAAATAAGCAAAAAACAGCGAAAAATCGTAAAAAATGAAAAAAAACGGCAAAAATAACAAAAAAATCAACAAAAAGCCTAATTTATCAAGGTTTTTAAAATAAATTAAAAGTGAAAATGTTGATTTATCAAGGTTTATGGGGGGAGTGGCCCTCCCCACGGCTTCGGCCGACCTTCACGCCGTCACTGTACATTTTTTCTCGCGCGAAAAATCAGATATAGAGAAAGGAGTGATTTTTTGGAGTACAAAGGAATTCAATATCTACGTAGAAAGCTAGCTTTGACTAATTCTAGAGTAGATTTAAGGTATAAACAATATGCAATGAAATTCAATGATGAACAATATGGAATTACCATACCTAAAGAACTGAGATATCAATATAGATCAGTATTAGGGTGGTGTACAAAGGCTGTAGATAGTCTTGCTGACAGATTAGTGTTCAGAGAATTTGAAAATGATGATTTTAAGGTAAATGATATATTCAAACAAAATAATCCAGATATATTTTTTGACAGTGTAATTCTATCATCATTAATTGCATCATGCAGCTTTGTGTACATTTCAAAAGTGGGAGGGGACACACCTCGCTTACAAGTTATTGAGGCTAGTAATGCGACTGGGATATTAGATCCTATTACTGGGTTACTAACAGAGGGATATGCAATTTTAAAAAAAGATGAAAACAGCAGACCATTACTGGAGGCTTATTTTACAGAAAACGAGACTGTTATTATCGATAAAAAAAATAATCAAGAAACAGTTATTAAAAATACAGCAGGTATCCCATTATTAGTACCTGTTATACACGCTCCTGACAGCGTAAGACCGTTTGGTAGGTCAAGAATAACACGTTCTGGAATGTACTATCAAAAACTAGCTAAAAGAACGCTGGAACGTGCAGATATTACAGCAGAGTTCTATTCTTTCCCTCAAAAGTATGTTTTGGGAACTGATCCAGATGCAGAGCCTTTACAAAAGTGGAAAGCGACTATTTCTAGTATGCTTGAAATTTCAGTAAATGAAAATGGAGATAAACCAACAGTAGGACAATTCACTACTCCATCTATGTCACCATTCACAGAACAATTAAGGACAGCTGCTGCTTTATTTGCTGGAGAAACAGGACTAACTCTTGACGATTTAGGTTTCGTTTCTGATAATCCATCATCAGTTGAAGCTATCAAAGCTAGTCATGAGAATTTAAGGCTTGCAGGAAGAAAAGCACAACGATCACTAGGAAGTGGACTTTTAAATGTTGCATACGTTGCTTGTTGTTTGAGAGACGATTTCAGATATAACAGAGGTCGATTTATTGACACTAAACCTAAGTGGGAACCTCTTTTTGAAGCTGATGCTAACATGCTAACTTTAATCGGTGATGGTGTGATTAAGCTTAATCAAGCATTACCAGGATATATCGACTCTAATGTGATTAGAGATTTAACAGGTATCAAAGGTGATATGAACGCTAAGCCGAAAACTGAGGAAGTAGAACAAAAATCTACTAATTCAGAGGACAAACAACAAAACAGGATTATTTCTACATATGAGATTACCTCTCTACTAAGCAACTACCAAAAAGGGGTACTTTCTAAAGAAAACGGAATACTACTTCTGACCTCAACTGGAATGAGCAAGCAAGAAGCGGAAGCTATGATTAACAAAACTGAACAATTGGTGAAAGAAAATGAGTAATGAAGTTTTAGAACGTATCATTGAAACATTTGAGAAAGATTTAAAAAAATTAAATATACAAGCAACATCTTATGTAGATGTTAACGAATATGCAGTGGCTTTAGGAGAAATCCTAACCACTGCTTTTAATTTGCATATTACAGAAAATCCTACACCTATTATCAAAGAAATACTCAATGACAGACTAAGGGAAAATCACAGACTAATTACTGATTTTGGAGCGATAGTACAAGAAATACTTAACAAAAAAGCGAAAATCGGACTAGCTGTTCAGATTCCTAAATTAAACCAAAGTAGGATTGATGGTTTGGTTGGAAGACTGACTGGAGAAGATTTTGAGGAGTCAAAATGGTTGTTAGGTTCTCCTATAGTCAACTTTAGTCAAAGTGTTGTAGATGACATGATAAGAAAAAACGCTGAATTTCATTACAATTCTGGACTTAAACCGAAAGTAGTTAGAAAAGAAGCGGGGAATTGTTGTAAGTGGTGTAAAAGTTTAGTCGGAACATACATTTATCCGGAAGTGCCAAAAGACGTATATAGACGGCATCAAAATTGCCGTTGTACCGTCGAATACTTCCCAAAAAAAGGAATAAGACAGGATGTTCACACTAAACAAATTAAATTTGATGAAAAACTATAAAATTTGCCCTACCGCATGGCACTAAACTAGGTTTGGTTGAAAGGAGCGACTGAATGACAAAAAAATTTGGTAAACAAACTCCTACTCAATCGGTGATTTTAAACTATAACGAAAGTAGATATCAAGAAGCTGTAGATCTATATCAAAGAACAGGATTATTAATTTATGATTGGCAGTTATATCTTTTAAAAGACATTATGGCAATTGATGAAGAAGGACTGTGGACACATCAGAAATTTGGATATTCGTTGCCACGTCGTAACGGTAAGACTGAGATTGTGTATATTCTTGAGATTTGGGCTTTACATCAAGGAATAAACATTTTACATACAGCACACAGAATTAGCACCTCTCATTCATCTTTTGAAAAGGTTAAAAAATACCTTGAGAGAATGGGATATGTAGACGGTGAGGACTTTAATTCCATTCGTGCTAAAGGTCAAGAACGAATTGAACTATATTCCACTGGTGGAGTTGTTCAGTTTAGGACTAGGACTAAAAATGGTGGACTTGGTGAAGGTTTCGACTTAATGATAATCGATGAAGCACAAGAGTACACGATTGAACAAGAATCGGCTTTGAAATATACAGTAACCGATAGTAAGAACCCTATGACAGTAATGTGTGGGACACCTCCTACACCAGTGTCAATAGGGACTGTTTTTACAAAATATCGTGAAGCTTGTCTATTTGGAAAAAGTAAATATTCTGGATGGGCTGAGTGGTCTGTAGAAGATGAAAAAGAAATAGACGATGTTGAAGCTTGGTATAATTCGAATCCTTCTTTAGGTTATCACTTAACTGAAAGAAAGATTGAAGCTGAGCTTGGTGAGGATAAGTTAGATCACAATGTTCAACGTCTTGGATTTTGGCCGTCATTCTCTCAAAAATCTGTAATCAGTGAGAGGGAGTGGGACGGTCTTTTAATATCTGAAAAAGTAGATTTTAAAGGCAAGTTATTCGTTGGTGTTAAATACGGGAATGATGGAACTAACGTAAGCATGAGTATTGCGGTTAGGACTAATGATGAACGTATTTTCATTGAAACCATTGATTGTCAAAGTTTAAGAAACGGGAATATGTGGTTAATTAACTTCTTGAAAAACGCTGATGTAGCAACCATTGTTGTGGACGGTGCAAGCGGTCAGAAAATGTTAGAAGAGGAGTTAAAAGACTACAAAATAAGAAATATTATCTTGCCAACTGTTAAGGAGATAATCACAGCTAATTCAGTTTTTGAACAAGGAATTTTCCAAAAGACTATTTGTCATAATAGTCAACCATCGTTAAGGAAAGTTGCTACTAACTGTGAGAAGCGTAGCATCGGGACTAATGGCGGATTTGGATATAAGTCACAGTTTGATGATATGGATATTTCGTTATTGGATAGTGCATTACTTGCACACTGGGCTTGTCATTCTATCAAGCCTAAGAAAAAACAAAGGATAAGCTATTAATTAGCTTAAATTACCGAACGGACGGGAAATCCGGATATAAGGAGATATTAAAATGACAGAATTTAAAGTAATTGAAACACAAGAACAATTAGACGCAATTATCAAAACACGATTAGATCGTGAGAAAGCTAAGTACTCTGATTACGACACATTATCAGAAAAAATTAAAAAATTAGAGACGGAAAATACAAGCTTGAAACAAACTATTACAGACAAAGAAACAAGTGAAAACACAACAGCTAGCAGAATTGCCGACCTTGAAAAAGATGTGACTACTTGGAAACAAAAGTCACTTAAGCAACAAATCGCTATGAGAAAGGGACTACCTTTTGACTTGGCAGAGAGATTGCAAGGTGATAGTGAGGAAAGCTTGAATGAAGATGCTGAACGTCTAGCATCGTTAGTTAATGTTAAAAGTTATACACAGCCGTTAGCAGATAAAGAACCTAGTTTTGAATCGAAAGGTACAGATGCTGCATGGCGTGAAGTTGTTAAAAATTTAAAATAAAAGGAGAATAAAACATGACAGAATCAACAGCAATGAAACAAGGGACTTCGTTTAGTCCAGAATTAGTAACAGAAATTATGAGTAAGGTGCAAGGACGTTCAACTCTTGCAAAATTAGCAAATCAACAACCTATTCCATTTAATGGAACTGAACAATTTATTTTCAATTTAGAAGGTAATGCACAAATCGTAGGAGAAGGTGGACTTAAAGGAGCTGGAAAAGCGGTAATGGCTTCTAAAGTAATTAAGCCTTTAAAATTCGTATATCAAGCACGTATTACAGATGAATTTAAATATGCTTCTGATGAGAAAAAATTAAACTTCTTAAAACATTATGCCGATGGATTTGCTAAGAAAATCGCTGAAGCGTTTGATATCGCAGCTATTCATGGTTTAGAACCAAAATCTTTAGAAGATGCAAGTTTTAAAGATACTAACTCATTTGACGGATTAGTAACTGGAAATGTTGTGACTTACAACGCTACAAAAGTTGACGACAATATCGATGATGCTGTTCAAGCTATTGTTACGACTGACAATGAAGTAACAGGAATTGTAATGTCTACAGTTGCTGGACAGGCTATGTCTAAGATTAAGGTCAATAATGTAGTGCAATATCCGGAATTTAGATTCGGACAACGTCCAAATAACTTCTTTGGTATGGATTTAGATATTAACAAGACGTTAACTGCTCAAGGTGGAAAAGGTAAGAAAAATCATGCTATCGTTGGAGATTTCCAAAATAGATTCAAATGGGGTTATGCCGAGAACATTCCTATGGAAATTATCGAATACGGAGATCCAGACGGAACAGGACGAGATTTAAAAGCATACAATGAAATCTTATTACGTACTGAGGCATTCATTGGATGGGGAATTCTTGATGAAAAAGCATTCGCACGTGTAGAAGAAGCATAGGAGGTATTCTATGAATAAGTATAGACACAAAGAAACTGGAGTAGAAATCATAATCGAAAGTGAGATTGCTGGAGATTGGGAGCTTGTAGAAGAAGTTAAAACTCCAACTAAAAAAACTAAGTCAGAGGAATCTGACGAAGAATAGAGGTGTAACATGACTACACTTGAACCATTTGCTACTGTTGAAGATTTAGACACTTTATGGAGAAGTGTTGAAAGTCATGAAATAGGACGTTCTGAGGAGCTGTTAAAAACAGTTTCTCACGTCTTAAGAGTTGAAGCTAAGAAAGTTAATAAAGATTTAGATTTACTAGTTAAAGAGGATGAAAGTTATTCTTATTTAGTAAAATCAGTCGTTGTTGATATTGTGGCGAGAACACTCATGACTTCAACAAATCAAGAGCCGATGACTCAATATGCTGAGTCGGCCCTTGGATATTCTGTTTCGGGTTCGTTTTTAGTACCTGGAGGAGGACTTTTCATAAAAGACAGTGAGTTAAAACGTTTAGGATTTAAGAAACAACGATACGGAGTAATAGATTTCTATGACTATACTTAAGGGGATAGAAATAGTTTTGATAGATAAGATAGAAAACGGGGTTGATGAATTCAACCATCCTATTTTTGTTGATAAAGAAATAGTCGTAAAAAATGTGTTAGTAGCACCTGTAAAAACTGAAGACGTTACAAATATAGTCAATTTAACTGGGAAAAAGGCTGAATACCAGCTAGGAATACCAAAGGGTGATAAAAATACTTGGGAAAATAGAGAAGTTGTATTTTTCGGTAGAAAGTGGCGAACAATAGGTATTCCTCAAGAGGGTATTGAGTCTATGATTCCGTTAAGTTGGAATAGAAAGATTATGGTTGAAAGATATGAGTAAAAAATTCGAATTAAACCGTAATGGAGTAGCGGAACTGATGAAGAGTCCAGCTATGATTGAATTACTGAGAGATAAAGCAAGAGGTATTCAAGAAGCAGCAGGAGACGGATACGAAGTCAGTTCATATGTAGGTAAAAACAGGGCGAACGTGAGTGTTAAGACTAAGACAAAAAAAGCGATTAGAGATAACAACAAAAATAATACTCTACTAAAGGCGATGCGATAATGATAGAACTTATTGTCAAAGAATATTTATCAAAACTACTAGATATACCTATTGTGTTTGAACATCAGAAAAACTTACCTAAACAATTCATCGTTATTCAAAAAACAAGTGGAAAAAGAGAAAACTTTCTAAATTCTTCAACAATAGCAATTCAAAGTTATGGAGCTTCAATGTTTGAAGCTGCTAAATTAAACGAAAAAATAAAAAATCTAATGTACGACTTGGTAACAGTAGCTGAAGTTTCTAAAGTAAGTTTAAATAGTGATTACAACCATACTGATTTAGAAACTAAAGAGTACAGATATCAAGCCGTATTTGATATTCATCATTATTAATAAAAGGAGATAAACAATGGCAGACGTAACAAAAGTAACATCGGCAAAACCTAAGATTGGTGGAGCTATTTATTCTGCACCACTAGGGACAGTACTTCCTACTGATGCAACTACAGACTTAAATGAAGCATTTAAAGCGTTAGGATATATTTCAGAAGATGGATTAACTAACGAAAACACAGCAAGTACAGAGAACATAAAAGCGTGGGGCGGAGATATCGTTGATACTGTTCAGACAGAAAAAACTGATAAATTCACTTACACTTTAATTGAATCATTAAACATTGATGTGTTAAAAGAGATTTACGGAAAAGATAACGTAGAAGGAGATATTGGAACAGGTATTACAATTAAAGCTAATACTAAAGAATTAGTACAACATTCAGTAGTAATTGAAATGGTGCTAAAAGGTGGTATCTTAAAACGTATTGTAATTCCTAACGGTAAAATTGGGGAAGTAGGGGAAATCAAATATACTGACTCTGAAATGGTTGGATTTGAAACTACTTTAAATGCTTTCCCGGATTCAGAAGGAAATACACACTACGAATACATTAAAAAGAAATAAAGATAGGAGATAAGTAGATGAAAAAATTAACAGGTGTCTCTAAGTCGGGATTTGCTTATTCGATTTTAGAGAAAAATGTAAGAAACTATGAATTAGTAGAAGCGTTAGGGGAATTAGAAACTAACCCTCTTGCTTTACCTCGTGTAATGAATCTTTTATTAGGTAAAGAACAAGCTCAAAAATTAAAAGATCATTTAAGAGATGAAGACGGAGTTGTAGATACTGAACAAATCACGTCAGAACTTAAGAATATTTTTGAATCTCAAAAACGATTAAAAAACTAGTAATCCTTGCTAGTATGTTGAATACTGATGAAGATGCTGTAATTTGTGATTTAGCAGAAACTTATCAAATATATAATTACAAAAATATGCCACCAGATAAGGTGGCTATTTTTTGTAGTGGATTGAGAGAAGATTCTAGAATCAAACTGAAAATGACAGGTCAAAAAGTAAAATTAGATACTATGTTGTTAGCTTCTGCGGTAGATAAATTAAGTCTACTAGTGTGGACTAAAACAAAAGACGGTCAAAAGGGAAGAAATAAACCTATGTCACTTGTTGAAAGTATCAACAAACCTGTTAAGGTCAAGGAACAATTAGTATTCACAACTGGTGAGGAATTCGAAAGAGTAAGAAATAAAATATTGAAGGAAGGAGGATAATATGGCAACAAATTTAGGTAAAGCATACGTTCAAATTATGCCTTCCGCAAAAGGGATATCGGGAATGATATCAAAGGAGCTAGACGGAGAAGTTTCAAGTGCTGGGAAGAGTGCTGGAAATAGTTTAGTTTCAACAATTAAAGGTGCGGTAGTTGCTGCTGGAATAGGTAAGCTTTTTGCCAGTTCGCTTATGGAAGGTGGAAAACTTCAACAGTCGCTAGGTGGAGTAGAAACTCTGTTTAAAAATAACGCAAATATGGTTAAACAGTACGCGAATGAAGCATATAAAACTACAGGACTATCTGCCAACGCTTATATGGAGACTGTAACTGGATTTAGTGCTAGTTTACTTCAATCATTAGGCGGAGACACAGCAAAAGCCGCTAAAGTGGCAAATACTGCCATGGTTGATATGGCGGACAACTCTAATAAGATGGGTACATCAATGGAGCTTATCCAAAATGCATATCAAGGTTTCGCAAAACAAAACTATACTATGTTGGACAACTTAAAACTGGGGTACGGTGGTACTAAGCAAGAAATGCAACGTTTGTTAGCTGATGCACAGAAACTGACAGGTGTTAAGTATGATATTAACAACTTATCAGATGTTTATGAAGCTATTCACGTTATTCAAAAAGAATTAGATATCACAGGAACTACTGCAAAAGAAGCATCAACAACATTACAAGGCTCATTCGCTTCTATGAAAGCAGCGTTTATGAATTTACTAGGTAATTTATCGTTGGGGAATGATATTAAACCAGCTTTACAACAATTAGCTAGTACTACAATGACTTTCCTTGTGGGAAACTTTTTACCCATGGTTGGTAATATTTTAAAAGGTCTACCAACTCTCGTGATAGGTGCATTCTCTGGACTGGCTGAGCAGTTACGGGGAGTTTTTGGAGATGAAGTAGTAAATAAAATTCAAGGATATTTAACGCAAGTTTTGGGTGCTGTTGAATCATTTATGAATGTTCTTACAGGGTCAATGTCTAAGCAAGAAGGTATTGACCTTATGAAAGCATTAGGAATTAATGAGGGTACAGCTGATTCTATTGTTAGTATTGCTGATAATATCCGAACTGCTTTTCAAAATATTTGGGAAGCAATAAAGAATGTAGCGGCAATTGTCGGAGAATTTGTCGGAGATCTATTAGGAATTAACAGTGCCGAAAGTAGTGTTAGTGGTGTAGGATTAGCATTTGAACTATTAAGTAATGTTGTGAAAAAAGCATCGGAATGGATTAAAGATTTCACATCATTCTTGAGAGAAAATGAGGTAGCATTGGGACTGGTTAAAATTGCATTAAGTGTTATTTTGGGTAGATTTATAGCGTTAAGTATAATCGGGCCTATTACTGCTTTAATCAATGGTTTTCAAACAGCTATCACTGCTGCAAGGACGGCAATGGCGATATTTAACGCTGTTATGATTTTAAGTCCTATGACAGCACTTGTTGCTGGGATAACAGCGGTAGTTGCTGCCTTAGTGTGGTTTTTCACGCAAACTGAAACAGGGAAAGCTATATGGCAAGGTTTTGTTGATTTTATCAAACAAGCATGGAACGGAATAGTAGAATTCTTTAGTGCTATATGGAGTGGAATTACAACAGGAGCAACGCTGTTGTGGACTGGAATTCAAGCCGTTTGGGCTGTTGCTGTAGAAGAAATAAAAGCCTTATGGCAAGGTGTAAGTGAATTCTTCTCTAGTCTCTGGACGGGAATTCAAACGACAGCTAGCACAGCGTGGACTTTCATTACAACCTCTATTACCGCCATTGTTCAACCGTTTATTGATGCTTTCTTAAACGCTTGGGAAATCTTGAAAACAGGGCTAACGGCCGTTTGGGAAGGTGTCAAAATGGTAATTCAAGGCGCTTGGGAATTTATCAAAGCTATTGTGATGGGAGCAGTACTGATTATTATTGATTTAGTAACAGGAAACTTCTCAAAACTTAAGGAAGATTTACAGCTTATTTGGGATGCAATAAAAGCGGCAGTTCAAATGGTTTGGGAAGGTATCAAAACTGTAGTAATGGCGATAGTAACTACTTTGGTATCTTTATTATTAAATGCTTGGGAAGGTTTAAAAAATGGTTTAGTTGCTATTTGGAACTTTCTATCGACAACCGCTTCTACAATATGGAATGCTATCAAATCGGCTGTTACTTCAATAGTAACTGGGCTAGTTAATGGAATAAAAGCATTGTGGGAAGGTTTCAAGTCTTTCTTTTCAAGCTTGATAAATTCTGTTCAGAGTATAGCTGTAAACACATGGAATTCTATTAAGTCTAGTGTGACTAGCATTATTCAAGGATTGGTTAATGCAGCTCAAAACGCTTGGAATA